AAGTCGGGTCAGAAACAAGACGTAACATTCCGCCATATTTATTATTACCTGCATAGAACATAAAAGAATATTCATATCCTTTTTTCAGAATACCGCCCGACGGAAAGTAATAATTATACCATTGTCCGCTATGATAAATCATCGAATAAGGATAAACGGAACGGGAATCTATTTTTGCAGTCTTCATGGTAAACGGTTTATCGGCAGAAGTATAAACACCACCAACAGAAACCGGCTGAAAATTACTGGCAGTAGGAAAGAAAGAATTTAAATACAAACGAAAAGCCGCACCGGAAGAAATGTCGAAATGAATTGTACTTTCAACCGATGAATAAGCCGAAAAATAATAAGAACCATCATCACATAGATGTGAGAAAAAATCATCATTTACATAAATGGTCTGTGCATCAATTAAACGCACAAAACAGTTGGAAAAACGCATGTCATTCCCGTCAGGATCGAGTTTTAAAATACGGTAATCCCCCAGAGAATCAGGCCGCGACGCCCACGCAATCTGTGTGCAGTTAGCAGGAACAGTGACCCATGACTGGGAAGAATCACCATAGTCCAAAGTTCTCCAGGACCCATTAACACAAGCTGTCAGTGGTGAAGCAACCGATGCAAGAACCATTGTATTGTTAGAAATTAAGTATTGATTGGAATAATCTGCATCGGAAGCCGTTGCCAGATCATCAGCAAAAACAGGGAACGCAAAAGACACGGCCAGAGCAACAGCCAGAACAAGAGAGTAGACAGATTTTCGATTCATAAAAGGCCCCCTCAAAAATTAATAGCGAACAGTTGAAAAAGCCTTAAAACCATGGTACGATAAAGAGAGCGATTTCCAACTATGCGCGAAACACTTCTTGATCGCGAATAGTTGATAGCAGTAGCAGCACCAACTATTCGCGGAATAATTAAACAGTAAGTTTCAGTAAATCAATTAGAGCAATTTCTTCATTCAGCTTTTTCTTTATGGACTCCATAGTCTGCATTTCAGCTTCCAGATTCCCAATTTTCCGTTCCTTAAGAATATCATCATCCGATCCACCATAATAACGGAGATTCTTATCCAGTTTATGAGTCAGGGAATCAATACGGGCAACTACAACCTGGCGGAGATATAAAAGTTCAAGATCATCTAATTTCATAGAAACACCTCCTCAAAAGTAACACATTTTACATGGCAGCACGATCCCGATCGGAGCGGAGCTGGCGCAAGAGTGTGTTACATATCCGATGGTAACGCCGCGCAAGCGGGCCCCCCGGCGAT